TGAACAAACTATTACTCTGGAAGGTATACAAAGTTTTTTTATGTAGCCCTTTCACATGATACGTTAGTTAATCATTATAAAACTAACTTTGCGATGATGCAACATCATAAGTATAGTTTAACTGAATTAGATAATATGATACCATGGGAAAGGGAGATATATGTAGCACTCCTTCAACAGTGGATCAGAGAAGAAAACGAGCGAATAGCCGAACAGAATAGGAAAATGAAACGATGACGGAAGAAGTAAAAGAAGCATTCCATCCAGCAGATACAAATGGTGATGGTAAAGTAAGTGCGGCTGAAGAGGCATTATACTTAGAGTTTAAACGTAAAGAGCTAGAAGATGCTGATGCAATGCGAGATGCGCAACGTAACATGACGTGGTTCGCCCTTGGTGGATTATTGTTATATCCATTCGCTGTTGTTATTGCATCACTAGCTGGTTTAGATCAAGCCCAAGAAACATTAGGCGATATGGCACCTACGTATTTTGTAGCTGTTGCTGGTATTGTTGCTGCTTTCTTTGGTACACAAGCAATGGGAAAGAAAAAATAAATGGATCCAGTAGAAGCGTGGAACTCATTATCTTACTTTGATGGAGTGTTATTCTCCATCTGGTTAGGTATTCTTTATTATGGTAAATGTTGGATCGATAGCAAATTTAAGGATTAATTAAATGGCTAGAGACGAAGACAATACAAATAACACAGACAATAGAGATATTTTAGAAGAACAGAGTAGATCCCTTAGCGAATTAGTCGAGGAGATGAAGCAACAGTCTAAAAACGCTAAGAGTGCTTCTGAAGCTAATGTTGACGTCGGAGATAAAATATCTAAATTGGAAGGTGCGTTCGGTGTAGACTCTAATGAACAAACCAAACAATTAAGAGAAAAGTTTGATAACATTAATAATGTTATGAAGAGAGAAGTCGCACTTCAAGAGCAAGGGTTGCCATTTAACCAAGCACTTTTAGATGAATCTCAAAATCAATTAAAAACTTTAAAGGAAGGGATTGAGAGCGAAGAAAATAAACGCGAAGCTATAAAGAAACAAGAAGAAGCTAATTCATTACTTGGTAAAATGGCTAAAGGTATTGAAGGCTTTGGTGGTAAGGTAAAAGAATCAGGAACATTTTTAGCTGGCATTGCTGGTTTAGCATTAGCTCTAATAAACCCAGAAGCATTTGCTGCAGTATTAAACCGTATTATTGCTTTTGTATCTGACCTATTAAACTTTTTTACAAAGTTAGCTGATGGAGATATGGCCGGAGCAGCTAAGACAATAGAAGGCCATGGTAAAACCATTGCTGCTATTTTAGGCGCAGGGATATTGTTCAATCTTGCTAAAATTATAAAGGGCATCAAGTTTATATCTCAAGGATTTTTAATTTTTAAAGCATTTATGGTCAGCGCGTTTGTTCCAGGACTGACGACTGCATTTTCTGCCATGGCTGCGGCGATGGCACCAGTACTTGCTGCAGTAGCTTTACCATTAGCAATAATAGCCGGAATCGCTGCTATATTCTATGGCCTATACAAAGGTTTAGATGCGTTACGCGAAAAGCTAGGATTTACTTCAGTGCTTGATGTTATAATGCTAGGAGTAGCTCAATTACAAGATGGATTCGCTAGTCTTGGTAACGTCTTTATCAAATTAGGAAAAAAGGTAGCTGAATTGGCAAGCAGCTTCTTAGGATTCCTAGGATTCGAAGCGCCTGAATGGGTAAAAAGCATGGCGAATGCTGAGGAATTTGATACTAATAACGCAGTGAAGAAACATTCGGAAATGCTAGATAAAAGAGATAAGAAAATAGCAGATGGTTCTTATACTCCTGGCGAAAATGATTTTAAAGGTCCGAAGGGATTAGACATAACGCGAGAGCAAATGGGTTATAAAACACCCGAGCAAATGCGCGCAATGGGCGTAGAGCCACAAGAATGGGAAAAGAAAGAAAGTAAAAAGATTGACAGAAGAAGCCGCCGACAAGAAAAAGTTACCATTGAAGCCAGTAAACAATCTGACGATATGCTCAATAGTAAAGGCGAGATGCGGGTCAGTTTTAACAAAAAACAGCTAGATACTATTAAACCTTCTCAAACTATTGATGAATTGGTAGTAGATAATAGTAGATCAGATGGCGATATGCTAAACGAAATGTCAGCACAAACTGACCAAATGAAACAAGTTGTTGATGCTATAAGAACTGAAATCAAATCTCCTAATGTTTTCCAAGGTGATTTTAATATTAATTCAAATAATAACACAGATGCTAGCACCCAGAAGTTAAACCCTGTGATTAAACAATCAAGCACAGGCCGAGGCATCGGACAGATGGGCAGATCTCGCGGTCGATTCGCACGCTAAAAAAAATCCCCTAGCCGAAACTAGGGGATTAATCGTTACTACTTTATTATTATGATTCTTGAGCCAATTTAGCAAAGTAAGATAGTGTATCATCTTCATCGCTACTTGAACTACTCGCAACATCATCTGCAGGAGCTGCTGATTGAATACTTGGAGCTTCCATAGTATTAGTCATGGCTGGTTCTGGTGCACTCATTGGAGCATGACCAGCATCAACACCTAAAACTTTATTCAATTTAGCTTTCAATTCATCATATGATTTATAGTTATTAGGATCAGTAAAGTCTGATAGGGAATTTAACTTATTGTAGATACCCTCTAATCGTTCTTCATCGCCTTCGTACAAAGCACTAGGTGATGCGAACTCTGACTTATCATAATTTACCCAACCTTCAACTTTTCGGATCTTAATCTTAAAGTCGGCGCCTTCCCAGAAGTCATAAGGATTGATAGGAGTCTCATCTTCAAAGTCTGGTTGCATAACATCCATAACTTTGTCAAAGATTTTCTTACCAAACTTATAAAGGAATACCTTACCTTCATTAGACGGGTTAGCAGGATCTGACACTACTAAGACGTTTGATACATAGTGTAGACGTCTCTTTCTTTCTCTAGCGATTGCTTTATCTTCATCACGACCACTATTCCAAAGTACAGCATTGGCTTCTGATACAGGATCTTGTTGACCTACAGAAGTTAAACTGTTCTCAATATACCAAAGACCGGTAGGACCTTTAAATCCATGATCCCAATAACGTACCCAAGGTAGATCTTCACCTTCCTGAGCAGGTAGGAATCGGACTACAGCGTAGCCATTACCAGCTTTATCACGTGTGGGTTTCCAAAAGCGATTATCGTCGTAACCTTTTGTGCTTTCAGTTTTAGAAGATACAGCTTCCGCTGCCTTTACGAGTTTGTCGATTGACGAGCCTCGTGAGCTCTTAAGGTTTGCAAATGACATGTTGTTTCTCCGTATTAAACATTGTATTGGCTGAATTATCCACTTTATGCATTATATGATAGTCTATTATAACATATTTTCATATGCTTGTAAAGGCCTTTGTCAAAATAGTTTTACACTTATTGACATCGTACTTTACGAAGGGTCCGTACTTATCGATCTTCCGTTGAATATCAGGCCATATAATGGTATCCGATATCTTCTTTGATTCACGAGGTATATACCCTAGTATGGAATTAAGAATGACCACAGTCTCTAATGATATATCTTCTTGCATCCAAATTTGTACAACCGGAGGATGTTGACCATCGACTGATTCAAACAACTCGTCGAATGTGCAGTCCTCTTCGGTTAATCTATTTATATCAACACTGAACACACGATGAATACTTTCTCTTATTCGTTTGTGGTTCTTATAGTTGTCTTCTCCTACTTCGTTGATCATGTCGCCAACGTATGAGATACCGTGTTTAAAATTGGCAATATAGTATCCCATTAAATCTTTTTCGTATTGCCTGGCTATCTTTGCAAAGAAGTACTTATCCTTTCGTTTAAGAAAAGACGTTGCCTTCACATTAGTCTTAAAGTTATATTTGATAGCATCGTACGAGTTGCTCTCAAAGTGGAGTTTGAGAGCGTTGTACAATTTAAAAGATTCAAAAGGGTCGATCATTTCATAACGCTTTCGTATAGAGCTTCCACATCTTCTACCTCACCGATAACTTCATTGAGGTTCTGTTTATAGTGGATAGAGGCTAGCTTTCGTAGGTACTTCTTGTCTACTTCGACTTCCTCTGCGCATGAGGCGACAGCTTCTTTAATAAAATCTTTCTGTGCCTGAATCATAGTCATTGCATTTGCGATCTCTTCAACGCAACCCTTGATTCTTTGTTTGTCTGCATCTGACGATGGCAGTATCACATTACTCATAATCTTTCCTATATTGGTAGTTTATTTCCGGTTTTGGTTTTAATTAATCTTAGTTCAGACGCTTCATTCTCTATTTTAGCTTTCAGCGAATCACTAAGTAATCGTTTTAAATTGGTATAGTCCATACCACGCTTTTCTATGACCATCACTGCAGCATCGATATAAGACACATTCTTATATTGAGCTACTACATTTTCAACAGCCATAGAGAATCTTTTCTTTGTCATGATTTTATGTTTGGTTATTTCTTCATCATCTATCATACAACTCTCAATAATACACAATCGG